AAGATCCAAACGTATTAACTGACACACGTGCGAACATGAAGCCTTCAGGTCCGGTCGCCAGCGTGGCCGCCGCAGCTACGCTTATCCTCTTTACGCTCGAGTTCGTGTTTCTGTCCATCAGTAGTATGTCAGTTCCGTCAAAATGGGCTGCGGTTATGTCGTCTGGGTTGATCCCCAATGCGACGTTAGCCCCCCTGGTCAGTGTAGCCAGCGCATTGTTTATGGCGTAAGGAACGAGTCTGTCAGTACCGCCGTCGTCTCCAAGCACATAGAGGGTACTGTCGTTTCCGCAGATTGATAGCCTCTGCCCCATCGTCGAAACGGCAAAGTCAGCTCCTGTTACCGCCAGTGTGGTTTCCTCTGCCAACGCAAGCGTAAATCTCTTGAAGATAATGTCGTTCGCACCGTTCTTCTTGGCCCCTACATATACATAGGAATCAGTTGCGTATATTCCAAAGTATGTGGCGTTCGAGTCCTCACCGCTCATCGATACAGTCACATTTTCATAGTAGTAGAGGCCGGTGACAGTATCTCTGACAAACTGCAAGATATTGACACCTGACCCTGCGGCAGCATTAGCCAAAAACATGTAGCCCAAGCTGGGAGTGACGCAAAATCTAGGTGATTGAGTATTTGTGAAAAACATATTGAACGAATATCGATGCTGGCTATGGAAAAGATGGCCATGAAGGCTGTCGGCCGATCCTCCTCCGACTAGGGTTGCCTTGCTGGAGCTGGCAATGTCGATCGCCTTCTGCGACAGCATCTGCATGTGCGTACCGTCGTACATCACCATGACGTTCTGTCCGCTTTCGATGTCCCCTGCCTCAAGAACGACGTCATGGTCCTTATGGATTGCGGAGGCCCCAAGTCCGTTGACGTTAAGCGTATCAGATCCGACCGACGTGAATTTCGCGCTGAAGCAGAACACCTGTCCTGCCGCATATGCGGAGATCGAGGCATCGATGGAAAGCGTGTAGGCCCCGCCTGCCCCGCCGGAAGTTTCGAAGTCACCGGCACGACGGACCAAATCGGACCTTATGCCGTTAATGTCCGTAGCCAGTATCTCATCTCCGGCCACTACCGGTATCGATGTTAAGTCAGTAGCCATATTTTTCTATTTATTCTCACGATACAGTGATAGTTGACTCGACCGTAAGCGTCTCTGTCGCCGCCTTGGCGATTCCGCCGGTCAGAAAATGGGACAGCAGCTCTCCTGAATTTGCCGCACCTGTTCCGCCTATGTGCCATCCGCACTCCTCAAAGGTTCCCGACACTTCAGCCGCCGTGTAGAAGTTAGACAGGAAGGCCACGTTTGATGCCTGCGCCACGGAACTGGTGGCCTTCCTGTACGTTTCGGTCCCTAGCTGCGTGTCTCCGTTGGCCGGAGCCGCCGCTGACGTGCCTAGAGAGCCGAAATTTGCCCCGTTGTTCGCGTCGTAGGTGTTGTCGCCAGTGATCCACATCGCCAAAACCGATCTGCCGGCAGTCGGTATGATGTTGTGAACGCTGACCGTCCTGACAAGCGATATGTCGCGAAGTTCACGATACATGCCCAAAAGAGTCCGGTGCTTTTCTGCCTTTAGCTGCCTCAGAAATGCCCTCTGTTCGCCTATTTCGACGTTCATGTCCTGATTATCGTATTTTAGGCCACGAAGCGACAGAAGCCCCATGATGTTCTGCCAGATTGATTCTATCTTTAGGTTTATGCTGCCGGAAAAAGACACTATGTCCCTTTCCAGAAGTACGGCAGCGGAATGTCTGGCGTCGCAAACAGATAGCCTGTGCAGACCGACCACCTTTTGATCCTCTTTATGACCTATTACCTTGTCGCCGTAGTTCATAGAGTTTTGGTTAGTGTTTCTATCCATATTGGGCCAAGTTGTATCTGGCGTCTGACGCGTCCGGCTGCCAGACGTAAGGGTCTGTAGTGATGTCCCTGTCTGACACAGAGTCGCTTGTGCCTACGCTGACCGCCACGCTTTCGGACGTGCTTTCTGACGGAACGAACGAATGAGAGTCGGAAACTGAAATTTCGACTTCCTCACCCAGAATCTGGTCGATTATCTCGTCCTCGTCGATCAGCCTTTCGTTCACCTGCCGTGACAGTTTCTGAAAATACTCGATTATCCCGAACACGGACGACGCACACCTGACGTCAAACACCGGAAAGTCGCCGGTCCATCTTGACCTTACTGACTGGACAACGAACGTGTCCGAGATTCCCTTTTCCGAGTCGGAGATGGACATAAGCTGCCCACCGCTCAGGCCCTCATGGTTGGTCCTGAACCCTATTTCGACTATGGGGTTCGAATACTGGACTATCTCTGCCCTTGCCCGATCCCTGGCTGCCTGCGTCGAATCCAGCGAATCGTCGGTAATTACCGCACCGTCGAATATCCCGTCGCCGCCGACTATGGCCTTCATCGCCATGATCGACGCGTTGTCTGACGACTGTATCCTTATCGGTATGATCTCGTTGAACGAAAAGAGGAGATAGTCGCCTGTTGACGGGGCAACCGTAACTGAAGATGCCCTTATCGACTTTTCGTTATAGTTCGAGACGTAATCGAAACCAGTCTCGTCATCCAGAAACTCGACACCGACAGCCTGCGCCGTGTCGAACTTGGAAAAGATGTCGTTTACCGCCTGCCCCGGGATGTTGGCGACTGTAAACTGGTTCGGATTGACCACGGTGACTTCACGAACCTCAAATCTGGTCCTGTTGACTATCCAGTCGCCGTTGCTGAGACCGTGAAGGGTGGCGTTTACGGTCGTCCCGTTGGTTCCTCCCTCGCACACGTCAGTAGACGAGTTGTCGTCAAGATCTACAGTCAGGTTCTTGAACTTCGACTTGAGTATCCATTCGCGCGTCGCGCCGTCTCCCTGCACGACCTGCCTGTACACCGAATCGCTGGTTTTCGTGCCTCCTCGCACGACCTGCCTGTTCTTCAGCTGCGACGTATCTACGTTGACCTCAAGGTTGAGAAAATTGTCGCTCGTGTCGTGTATCGAGAAGGGCGCGTCGTTAGTCTCCTGAATGAAGAAATGAATGTCCTTGTCATAGTCTATGAACCAGTAGAAATTCAGCGCCTTGGCGAGAGTGTCGATGAATACCGTGGGTTTCTTGAACGATGCCCTCACCTCATCGAACTGGCCGGTCTCCTCGAATCCGTACATCGTAAAGCTGCCGTAGGCGGTGATCCTAATGTCGTCGATCAGCAGTGACGAGCTGGTCGTCTCCGCTATCACGACGGCAAGATAGTCCGCTGCCGTCCAGACAGGATTTCCGGTTTCCGACCCATCGACAAGCGGAAGCGAAATAAAGTGCCAGTCGGTGTCGTTCTCCGGCACGAAACTGACAGAGGTATAGTTCCCCACGTCAGAGCCTACCCTTACGCTGACTGACGAGATTCCGGCAGCCCCTGATCTTCTGTACCAAAACGTCACGTTTCCCTTGGCAGGCGCACCGCTGCCGGCTCCGGTCAGGTCAGACAGGTCTGCCGAGACGGGAGTGCCCGAGAAAGCGGCAGAGCCGCCTGCGTTGGTCCAAGGGAGCAGGACTGACGACGACCCCTGAATGAAGTCGGTCGTCTCTACCGTAGGGTTATCCCCGTCCCCTGACTCGATCCATTCGGCCTGCACAGCCGCATTGTCGGCATATTCCATGTCGTCAAGCTCCTTGCCGTGGTTGACCGTCGTATCCAGAGCGTCGTTGATTATCTGTCTGGCGTCGTAGTCGGTCCAGGAGTCGTTGATGAGCTTCCTGTCGAATATCTTGGTGTAGTCGGTGGCCGAACATTGGCACTCTACGTCCGAAAGCAGGTGCGGATTTTTCTTCAGGACGTAGGTCAACGTGCCTGCGAAGACCTTTTTTCCGGCAAGGTCTCCCGTCGAATGGTCGTCCAGCAGGGTGCGAGACAGTCCGACGTTTATCTCGTCTGACGATCCGGCATCGATGGACGTTATCAGGGCGCGTTCCTCCCCGGACCCGTCAACTCCAACATAGATATTTTCCCCGACGCGATATTTGCCGAAGTCAAGTATCGAAAGTCCCGACCGGAGGCTGTCCTTAAGCGAAAGTTCGCTGCCTGTGGCAAGCAGCTTCACCTCTCCTGCGGTAAGCGCGACGGAATAGATGCGGATTTCATCCATCATTCCGGCGAACGTGTCCCAAGCGTCATGGGACAGGCGAAATGTGCCGCTCTGGATGAGAGACGTGACGTGGCTTTTCGGTACGCCGACTTCATCGCCGTCGTAGTACAGGCGCTGCGTCGCTCCGTCGTAGGTTCCGCACAGATGGTGCCATTCTCCGTCGCTTCCGTGAGGAGTCACGACTAGGTTCTGGGTCGGTCCTGCCGAAACTATGCCGAACACCCAGTTGGTTGCGTCGCCATACATTATCCATCCGCCCACAGACGAATAGTCGGCCCAAATTATCCTCTGGCCTCCGGCAGGAGTTGCCTTGACCCATGCCGATACAGTTATCTCGGCAGTAGGCAGACTGGCGACGTCGGGAAGGGTGACGTAATCGGTGCCGTCGAAAAGCAGGCCCTGATTTCTCTTTCCTGCGTCATAGGTGGCTCCCACGATCGACCCATGCCGTCCGTTGCCTGACGAATCGAACATAGACGTTCCGCTCCCTTCGTCCATTCTCCAGTTTGCCCAGAGAGATGATGCAGGCAGTACGTCGGAAATGCCGACACAGTCGAAAAACTTTACCTCCTGATTCTCGCTGGGAAGGGCAACACCGCTATTAAGGTCAAACGTGGCGGTGTTGGCCTTGTTCTGCATCTGGTCGGTAACAGAAAGAGATCCATCGGATAGGTGTTCGGACCTGTCTATCCCGTTAACGAATAGCTTTAGCATGGCTACAGTGCCGCGTGCTGCTTCAGCACCCTCAGGATAGGGTCGCCTATCTTGTCAACTATATCCTGATCGCTGAATACCTGCGGATTATTGATGGTGATGTTAACTGACGGCGATGATCCCAACTCCCTCAGCTTTTCCTGTGCAGTCAGCGTTGCCCCCAAGGAAACGCCTCCCGTCTTGATCCCCTGCTTGGCGTTCTGGACTGCCTGAGCCAGCCTGTTAAACGTCTCTATCTGCCTGTTCACGCTTTCGACCGTGTTCTTTTCCTCATTCAAAAGGATTTCCTGCGCTATCTTTGAGGCATCATCCTTAATCTTCAGCAGCTGTTCCGCTTTGTCCATTTCCGCTGAAAGTTCAGCCTGTATCGCCAGGAATTTCTTCGTAAATTCCTGCTCGATCATGAATATGCTCTCCTGAAACTTGTCCTTGGCTAGCTGAAGGCTGGTCTTTTGCGCGTCTTCCCTGATTTTCGTCACTTCCTTGGAAAAGGCAAGCTCGACCGTCTTGTTTGCCGCTAGGTCTTCCTCAAGGACTTTTAGGCGTTCCTTCAGCTTCATTCGTTCCTTGTCGTCACTCTCGTCAAGAATCTCCTGCCGCAGGTCCGCTGCTTCCTTTTCCTGATCTACATAGGCCTGAGCCAGTTCCGCGCGCTTGTCGTTCGTGTCCTCGATCTTTCCGATGATGAGGTCTTCCATCTTGGACTGCAGGTCTTCGATGTTCCTGATCGAGTCGTTGACGGACGACTGAAGCTCTTTCGACATCTTTTCCGCCGCGTCCCCTATTTCCTCCATCGCCTCAGAGATAGTCTTGCTGCTCTTTTCCGCTCCGCTTCCCAGACTGGATATTCCGCTGCCAGCACCTACGGAGAGCTGCTCCATCAGGTCCAGCTGGTTGTTGAAGCCGGAGCTTGCGGTCCCAAGTTCCTCTATGGACGGACCATACTGCCCAGTCTTCATGAATCCAAGGCTGACTGTCACCTTCTGGATCTGTGAGTCTGTCTTACCTAGAGCCCGCATCAGCAGGTTGAACCCGCCTATCAGTCCGTTTATCAGAACGTCAACGATGAACTGCACGGCACTCTGGGTCGCATCGACTATCTTGTTCCATGCCTCAGGGTATTTCTTCGAAAGAAAAACCGCCGCGCTGACCAATAGCCCGAGGGCCAGGATTATCCATCCTATCGGACCGAGGGCAGCCTTTATCGCTATGCCCATTACCCTGACCGCCAACGTAACTCCGGCG